TATGCACAGCAAGAAGTTGACCCATCTTTACAGAGTTCTCCTGTAAGGTGTCAACGACTCGTTCGAGTCTTTCTATTATTGCTGTGTTAATATCTGACATTATTTCAGAGACGCTTGTCTTTTGTCCCAGTAGAATTTGATCACTTGATTAGGATATAACCTCTTGACTGAGAAATACTTTGCTTTCTCTGGACGAAATATCTTTCTTAGTTCTAGTCTGATTGCTTGCTCAGACTTTCCATATAATATAAAGTCCATCGCTTCGTCCTTATAGGAAACACGGAAGGGCAATGCCATGGCAGTCTTTTGTTCTAGGTCTACACTTGCGTTAGAGACCTCTTCCTTAACGTACTTTCTACGCTTAGGTTTCTTCTTAGTGAGTTTACCAACTCCCATCATAGAATCAAACCCTGCAACAGGTCCATTAGCAGCAGAGGATCCTGAGAATCCACCTGTGCCAGCACTCATTGTTGGGGCATCTTCATTAATCATAGTGAGTCTAACTCTTTCTTTACATCATCATCAATAGCAACGCTGTCAATACTACCACCTTCTTTGTAACGATTGAGGTAGATAACAAATGTTTTAAGAACAGACCAGTACTCACGTTCTAACTTATACATGAGTAATGGTAACGTTCCTTCTCCAAACACATTGAACAACACTATCAAATGGTTGAGTATCAAGTTAGTACGAAGCACACCTGTCTTGATGTACCTTTTAAGTAATCGTTTCAGATACTTAAACTTCTTCATGTCTTCCATGAAGTCGTCTATTGTAACTGAGTGTGGGTTTTCGTAATACTTGATTGCAAACATTAAATGATTCTTCTCATTTAATTCATCAAATCTCATAACATAAAACTTTTAATTAAGATACGAATGTAAGTGTCGCAATAGAACTTACTACCTCAGCAGCACCTTTGCTACTGTTAACTTTAACTCTGTATGAGTCACCTGTGTTAGCAGCAGTCTGTGAAGAAAGTGCAAGTGAAGCAGATGTTGCGCCAGATACATTGCTGAATCTAGAAGCACCAGATGCCCTCTTCTGCCATTGGTATGTGATAGTACCTGACTGATCAACAGTTGCAGCAACAGTGAATGTAGCAGCACCACTAGATGTGTTCTGGTTAGCGGGTTGTGTACCGATAGTGATTGTTTCAAGAACATCTGCTACGGTTGTCTCGTCTGCCATGTCACCAGATGTACCAGCAGCGACCCTAAGTGCAGCAAGTTTCTCTGCCTTATGACGTGTAGTTCCTTGTGCTGTGTTATATGTCCTATACAACCACCATCCAGGTCCGTCAATACCACGAGACTTGTTAGATGCAATACCATCTTCTGTGGTATCTACAAATACAAGTTGATAGTCAGTGATACTGTCTCCACCTTTGATTACATACTCTGCAACCGCCTTTGGTGGTGTCCTCTTGATTACGTTCGCAGCAGCAACAGTCGCTGTTGATCCTGCGTAATTCTTGTGAAGTTCAATAGCAGTTGTGCTAGTGACTTGCTTTACAATATATGCAACGCTACTAATTTCTAGTACGTCACCTGGGACAACGCTATCAGCAGCATTCTTAGTAACAGTAGCGTCTCCATTGGTGACTCCTATTGTGTTACTGAATGCAGCAGCGTCAATCTTACCATAGATCGCCATTCTTTACTCCAAGTACAATGTGTTTCCTATATTTTATTTATAAAAAAAGGGAGGTTGCCCTCCCTGATTATCTTATTCGCGGTTCTTGATCGCTTCTGCTACCGTTGCCAGTAACTTATCGTCAGCATCCGTCTTAGTTAGTTTTACTGCCTTTCCTAGTATAACTAGGCAGATGTCGATGAGTTTCTCACCGAGTTCAGCATCATCTGGTATTTTATCTACTGCGTCAGAGATGATCTTTGAGGCAATAGGTAGTAGAAATCCGAACATAATTAATTATTGTAGATCTACTCTATATATACTACTTATCTGCGGTAAACTTTCGGTCCTTCATGTAACCCCACTTACCTTTATGCAGTGCTCGTATCCCTCTCTTGTCTTTGACGACCTCTGTCTTTTTCTTAACGAAATCCTTGTAACCCTTCTTATCCTTTGCTGCTTGATGAGCATTTCTAGATTTAGTCAGAAGTTCATGCTTTATTCCTTTGCTCCATTGAGCACTATCTAATTCGTTAAGTTCCACGCGATCATTTAACATTCATCCCTGCTTTCTTTCTATCATGGTCAGCAGTCATTTGCATCATCTTTTGCTTCATTCTGTCCTTGATAGCATTCTTCTTAGCAGAAGTATCAACAGAAGCATACTCTTTGACAGTCTCTTCTTCAACTTCGTGTCCTTCTTCGGGTGTGTTGTCAACTGCACCCTCTGCCTTTGGAGCAGTGCGTTTCTTACGAAGTTCTTCGAGTGTAGACTCTTTCATCTTAATGATTTTAGATCTGACTTTACGTCTGTTCAATAGGTACTTATCAGTCTTATCATGGTCACCGTCATTGTCGATGTCCTTGTCTTCTTTACCTACTGGATCTAACTTCTTTTCGTCTAAATTCTTTTCCTGCATGAGGTCCTCCTTTTTGGGATTAATAGTCACACCGTTCTTCTTTACAGTGGTAGTGACTCGCTTGTCTTGGTCTGGTTTCATGATTCGATTCCTAGTTCATTGCGCCAAGAGTATCTTTCGACGTTGAGTGTTTTAGGATAGTCTTTGTCCCCAGGTTTTGCTGGTTTTTCACCACGCTTTCTCTTAGCATGGATATTATGCCACAAACCTTTCTTTTCGTCTAGGGGTTGTTCGTCTTCCTTAACACAATTAGGAACTACTTTACCACCTTTTTTCTTAGTTCCTTTTGCTTTGTACCCATCCCAACATTTGCCTGCACCGACGTTCTTGCGTGCCTGCTTCAAACTCTCGACCATTTCGTTGTGTAGTGCATCTATATCTATACCTTCTGTCACACCACCTGGTCTCTGTAAATTTAATCCTAGGTCTCTGGGTTCCTTAGCAGTCTTTTCTCCCTTCTTACCCATGATTTGATAGCGTCCGTCATTCTTCATACCTGTAATAACAAATGACTCTCCGCCCTGTGATATCACTCTACCGATGTTACGATCTTTGTCAAACTTGATCTTGTTCTTGTCGATTAGTTTCTTTTCAACTGGGAATCCTGCATAACCCTCGACAATCTCCTCGTGATTCATAATGATGTCAACGATTGCTCTGCCTGCGTCCTCTATACGCTTGGTCTTTGGATCTTCTCCTCCGTAAACGCAGTCTAGGATTTGGGTTTGCTCTTGCAAACTGTACCCTAGTAACACAGATCCTATCTTAATATCTAACATGGTTTGATAAAGTGGTATTACTATTTAGTTTTGACAGACTTTCTGAACTCAGCAAACTTCTTGGTCGCTTGCCCAGGAGTCATCGCCTGTACTGCCTGTCTATATTTATCTGTTCCTATCTTCCAATCGTTACCTGACCCATCATCAGCACTGTAATTACTCTGATCATTCCTGTTGATGTTTGCACTTTCCTTTGTTACTCCTGCCTTGGATCTTTCTCTCTCTGCTACTGACTTGATAAGCATCTTCAATACTGCACGCTTACCATATGGATTACTCTTACGTCCTAGTGGTATGTTCTTATCCTTTTTAGGATTCTTCATTGCTATCTCTGTAATATCTCCCAACCATGCCTTGAACTCATCACCATACTCATCCTTGAATATGACATGATTAGTTCCTCTGTGTACTATGTGACCTCTAATACCTGTGTTGTCATGCTCTATGAGTGTACCAGTATCAAATATTTCACCTTCAATATAGTGTTCTCTCAAATCTTCTAGTGCTAACTTAGGAGAATACTCCCATGTTTCCTTGACTGCCTTTTCTTTTGTACCTGTTGCTGTCTTTAACTTCGCCTTTGCTTTCTTCGCTGCCTTCTCTGCTTTCTCTTTTGGTGTCATCCCTGCTGCAACGTCTGCCATCATCTGTTTACTGTTCTTATACCCACCAGTGCCTGCATGGAATGATTCGTAGTCTCCCTTTGTAGCATGCTTACGCAAAGCACTTGCACTAAGTCTCTCCAAAGGATCCTCAGACTTAGGATCACGTTTACCAGCAGACTTAACATTAATACTCTTGAAGTCATAGTGCACTCCATTGTATTTCTTGGTAAGTTTATCAAACTCTTTGACTCTATCGTCACCAACCACCATGGTTACATGCTCATGACCTTCATCGTTAAGGTCTTTCATGATGTCAAATATATTTCTATGTGCTTCGCTGTTCTGAATCTTGTCTTTATGGTCTTTGAACATCGCACGCATGTGCTTTATCTTCTGTTCTGCTGACAGTGGGTTCTTCTTATTATCTTGCGTTCTACTAGGATAGATTCTGTAATTACCTGAGTCTCCACCATATGATTTTACTGCGTCCATCATCTTACCATGCCCTGCATGAGGAGGATTGAATCGTCCAAAGGTAAATGCGACATGTTTATCCTGCACCTCTTGCTTTTTAGCAGAGGATGTAGGTTTCTTCTTAGGCGTTTCTGCCTCTATGATGAACTGACGAAATCTCATTTAGACCAATTCTTTGCCACAGTAAAGTTTGCACGAGAGAATTCAAGTCTGTCAACTAATTTGACTGCTGAACCATCTTTGATAGCAACAAATCCTTCTGGACTTGTAACTCGGTATCCATCCTCGTCTTCAAGGAACGTGCCGACACCTTCTATCTTCTTCAATTTATTTATAATCTTATCCTTTGCCTTCATCAACAGTTTGAATCCAGTAAGGGCAGAGAAAATGACACTCTTGTTACTATTTAGGAATGTTAGGTTCTCTTGCTTCTGTTTTCTCCATGTTTCTTTTCCTTTCTCACTCTTTTTCTTCTCAATTTCTTTACCAAATTCTTTCTCAACATAGTATATGTAACCCTTTGCCATCTTCTCTGCACTGTCGGGGATACTATTCTGTCTGACTAAGATGTTTATATACTTCTTAAACATAGCAGCATAACTAAATGGTTTTGTACCACCACCTATTGCATTTAAGAATGTCTTAGAGCGTAGTAGATTAGTCTTTGCCATTCTAATATCATTCTTCACACTTGATAGTTCTGTTGGTGTTAAGTTTGCAACTCCATTTACATTAGAGAATGCAGACGAGAACACTGCCACAAGTTTGTTGTTCTGCATACCTGATACATCTACACCAAATCCTGCTGTCATAGT